TTTCGAGATGATTAAGCGGGCCATCAGCGACATCTGCATCAGCATGAAAGCAGCGGACTACCTGACCTTGCCTGATATGCTGGTGAACAATGTGCCGGTAGCTCTTGACGCTGCGGCGGCAAAAGCCTACGCACAGCTTGAGACGGAGCTGCTTTTGCAGGTGGACGAGGACACGATAACCGCCGGCAGTGCGGGAGTTCTGACAGGAAAGCTCTTGCAGCTTTGCAACGGGGCGATCTACAACGAGAACAAAACGGCGGTCAAAGTCCACGACTGTAAAATCGACGCTTTCTTGGAGTTGATTGAGCAGCTGCACGGGCAACACGCCCTTGTGTTCTACAACTTCCAGCACGACCGGGACAGGCTGGTTGAGGCTTTGGCAAAATATGACCTGCGCGTCAGGGTTTATTCCCAAGCGAAAGATGAGCAGGATTGGAACAACGGAGAAATCGACATCTTGCTTGCGCACCCCGCGAGCTGCGGCTACGGTCTGAATTTGCAGCGCGGCGGCCATCACGCCATCTGGTTCGGGCTGACGTGGAGCTTGGAGCAGTACGAGCAGGCAAACAAGCGCCTGCATCGTCAGGGGCAGGAGCATCCGGTCATCATCCACCACCTGATTGTGCAGGGCGGCATGGATGAGCAGGTAGTCGAGGCTCTCGAAAACAAGGGCGATATGCAAAACGCCCTGATGGACGCCTTGCGAGTGCGTATCAGTAAACTTCGCAGTTAAAAAAGGAGGTGCGTGGCGATGAACAAAGAGGAAATCGCTGAGGTGGCGCGGGTTGCGGCACAGGAAGTTCTTGCCAGAAAGGATGAGATTCTCGATGAGGAGTATGACGCCCGGTATCATGACGTCAACCTGTTGATGAAGAACTACCGGAAGTTGCGGGCGCACTACGCCCATGTTTCCCCGGAGACATTGGAGGTAAGCTGCATCTGCTCCATGCGCCGGAAGACAGGGCTGATGATGAGCCATGTGGACAAGATGCTGGCAGCGTATGAGGCTCTGTGCAAAGAGGCGGTGAATCCCGATGAGGCCCGCCGGTGGGAGGCGCTCAATCTGCGGTACATCGACGAGGACAGGCTTAGCGTGGATGAAATCGCCGAGCGGCTGAACATCGACAAGCGGACGTTCTACCGGGACATCAACCGTGCGATGGAGGACATGGCCGTTCTGCTGTTTGGCATCGAGGCCATTGGCTCGTGGAAACACAAGAAGTAACGAATCAGGGAGCTGACAAGGCTCCCTGATTTTTTATTCTCCGTTGCTTTTCGAGAAAATTTTTCTGAAAAAATTTTAGGAAAAGCATTGACGAAAACGACTTAAAGTGCTATAATAAGAATGTAAAGAAAAAAGGAAAAGCCCGCAAGGAGGTTGAACAGAATGAATGACTGCATCAAAGCTGAAATGGAATACCGCGAATGGCGTGAATGCCCGCTTTGGTATTGCGTGAAGACGCTGCTCAGAGCGGACGGCAAGATGGAAAGCGAGATTGTTTCCGACGAGAAAACCAAAATCCCCATCGCCATTCAGAGCCTTGAGAAACCGCAGGATGGCGTGTTTGAGGACGCGAGCGGCACGACATATTACACCTACCATCAGGGATATGAGGCGGCAGCGAAGCAGGTAGCCGCCGCGAGCATATAGGCAAATGCAGCAGACCTTTTCAGTCATTTGCAACTCCTACTCCACCACCGCCTCCCGGCGGCTTTTTCTTTGCCTGAAATCGTATTGGCACAGGAATAACTTATCTCCGAGGGATGTTTCGCGGTAATATACTCCGCTTTCGTACCACTCGCGCAGTATTCTTTCGCCCTCCCTCATTTCAGGCATACTGGACTTCGCCTGCTGTGCAAGCTCCGTCGCAACCGCGAGTAGAACAGAGGTGGCGGCGGTCATTCTTCTTGCTCAGCGTCGTCGGCCAAAAGCTCCTCGATGGTGCAGCCGTACAGCTTTGCAAGAATGGGCAGCTTGTCCGCTCGCGGCTTAGCAAGACCGCGTTCCCACTTGCTTACAGCGGATTCCTGCACACCGACGATCTTTGCGACCTCTCGCTGTGTGGGAATCGCCCCGCGAAGTCTACGCTCTCTCATAACATTCATTGTTCCACCTCCTTTAGTGTCCTGCGGGTCGCTTTCTTTACTTACAGTCTTATTATAGCACTTCATTTCCTCAATGTCAACTCCCATTCTTGAATTTTTCCCGAAAAAATCCTGCATTGACAACTTGAATTAAAAGACATATAATAGACTTACAGTAAAGGAGGTAGACCTATGGACGGGTTCGGAGAACGACTTAGACGGTTGAGAAAAGACTGCGACATCACACAGAGCCAGTTGGCAGAGGTCATCGGCGTTGTGCCGTCCGCAATCGGGAAATACGAGCGCATACCGCAGGCGTTCCCGAGCGTGGAGGCGTTAATAAAGATAGCCGACTACTTCAATGTGAGCATCGACTATCTGCTGAGAGGGACGCAGACCGTCCCCGCCGTTGAGAACAACATCAGTGGCCAGCTGACGAACAGTCCTTTTATTCAAGCCAACCACGGAGGCGTGGTGATTAACGGGGAGCAATCCATTTCGCCGGAAGCGATGGAGCTGCTGCATATCTACGAACAGCTGAGCGGCAGAGAACGGTTGAAGCTACTTAACTTTGCCGTCGAGTTAGAGGAGGGTACAAAAGAATGAGAGTATCGTTAGACATTAAAAAGAAGTGCGCATTCTTCTGGCTGCGGGCAATCCGCTCTGCCCGCATCGACAAGTGCTGTGCGAAATGCTTTATTGGCGACGCCTTTCACGAGATATTCGAGGGGACGCGCTACAAAGACAAGGCTCATGTAGAGCTGGATATTGAACCGGACGCAAGGGTAAAAGCCTACTATCTCTGCGGGCTGAGCAACGGCTTTAAGTATGACGAGAATACGCACGTGGCTTTCGTTCCGTGCGAGGGACAGAATATCGAGATTGAAAACGACCGGATTCGGCTGGTGATTACGGACGCTCGCCAGATTGACTTCCAGAGTTACCAGCCCCACCCGGAGGGCGAATTTACCGAGGAGCAGCGCACCTGCCGTAACTGGATCTTCGCCAACTACCTGTTAGACGGGATGCCGCTGTGAGACGGGCAGCCCTCTATATCCGCGTTTCCACGCTGGAACAGGCACAAGAGGGCTACTCCGTAGGCGAGCAACGGGAGCGCCTGATTGCGTACTGCAAGGCGCAGGATTGGCTCATAGCAGACATATATGTGGATGGGGGTTACACAGGCAGCAATCTGAACCGCCCCGGCATCCAAAAGCTGATGAGCGAGACAGAGAAGTTTGATGTGGTGCTGGTCTACAAGCTGGACCGGCTCTCCCGCTCGCAGCGGGACACGCTGTATCTCATCGAGGAGATATTCAGACCAAACAAGGTGGATTTCGTCTCCATGCAGGAGAGCTTCGATACCTCGTCCCCGTTCGGCAAAGCCATGATAGGTCTGCTTGCAGTATTCGCCCAGCTGGAACGTGAGCAGATAAAAGAGCGCACGTGGATGGGGCGAGTAGCCCGCGCCAAGACCGGACTTCATCACGGAGGCGGGAATATCCCTATCGGGTACGACTACGAGGACGGCAAGCTCATCGTAAATCCATACGAGGCTGAGCAGGTTCGGAAGATATATGAGTGGTATCTTTCCGGCGCATCACTGAAAGCCATAACGGATAAATTGCAGGACGCAGGGTACACAAATAAGTACAGCAGCTACAATTCGTGGTCAAGCGTGAGAAACATCTTGGAGAATGAAACCTATATCGGGCGCCTGCACTTCGGAGGTGTCGTTGTGGATCACGCGCATGAGGCGATAATAACGGAGGAACAATTCAATGCCGCACAAATATTGCGTGGAAAGCGCAGAGAGCAGTTCGGGAGCCACGCTTTCCAATCCAAGCACGTGCTGACCGGACTTCTGTTCTGCGGACACTGCGGGGGCCGGTACTACCTGCGCAACACAGGAAAATATTCTTATTATGCCTGCTACTCCCGAACAAAGCAGATGAAGAACATGATAAAGGACCCTAACTGCCAGAACAAGATATGGCGGGCGCAGGACTTGGAGCCTATCATTGAGGAAAAGATACTTGCGCTGCTGCGCAATCCGCAAATTGCGGAGGAGCTTGCCGCCGGCAAGCCGAAAACCGCAGCCCCGGTAAGCAAGAACACCGATATTGAGCGCCGCATTCGTGAGATAGACCGGCAGATCGGAAAGCTGATGGAACTGTACCAGCAGGACGATATACCGCCCGAGCTGCTCGGTGAAAAGATAAACAGGCTGTACGGTGAGAAAACCGCATTGGAGAACTCCATAGCCCCGGTCAAGGAGACCGATGCCATGCCGCTCGATTTAGTAGCCGAGCTTATAACCAACGCTGCGGAAATATGGGACTTCGCTGATGAGAACCAGAAACGGCGCATCCTGCAAAGCCTCATATCCCGCATTGTCCTGACCGACGACCAAGTTGATATTGAGTGGGCGTTTTAGCACAAAAGAAAAAGCCCTCCTGCACAGGAACAATCCTGCACGGGAGGGCTTTTGGCTTACTTGGTTTCGGCGTTCAGCTGAGATACTGCGATAGTGGCGGCGGTGGCAGCCGCAGTGCTGGCAGCCACTTCGGTGGCGCCGCTGGTAGCGGACGGGAGCGCAATCTTCTGACGGCGCACCTCGGCTTCAATTTTAGTTGTTAGGTACTCGGTGAGGTCGCCGTACAGCGCCTCGATAAACGCCTGAGCAGCGGGGCTGATGGACGCCAGACAAGCGGTGAGCGCCTTTTGCGCCGCCTCTTTCTGGGCCTCCAAGTCAAACTTACCGGCCTGCTTCAAAGCGTCAACGTAAGTCTGGCTGGTGGCTGCTACGGCAGCGGAAACCGCATCGGCGATTTCCGTGATGTAGCCCTGTGCCTTGACATCATCCGTCTCGGCGGCCACATTTGCGGCAACCCGCTTGATGTAAGTGATGGCGAATGCGGTCAGCACAGGAACCGCAGCCGTGATTACGGCAATCAACAGGTCAGACAAAAGTTCGTTCATAGTGATAACCTCCTAATTACAGCTTTTCGCAGTGGTCGAGGGAGATCCAGCCTGCGCCGGATTTCAGCTTGCCCCACTTCGAGGCCCCTGCACCGGTGGCCTCCTGCACAATGGTGTAGACGCCCGGCTTGATTACGCCTTTCTTGGCGTTGTTCGTTCCGGGGCCGCTGCGGATATTCAGGTCGGTGATTTTCACGCGAACTGTATAGTTGACCGCAGCAGAACCGCCGGCCACCGAGACAGCGCTTGCGTCCACCCATCCGTAGACGTTGCTTGTGCCGTCGGTGTGGATGATGTGATACGGGTGCTTGGCATTGGCAGACACGGCGGTAATTTTGGCTGGTCCTGCCTTTGCAGTGGAGCCACTGGCGGCGTTCGCACTGGTGTAGTGCTTACCGCCCGCAAAATTCACAACCGTGCCTACGCCCAGCCCGGCGGCAGGGGCGCTCGGTGTCGAGGGCTGCGCGGTGGAGCCGCCAAGCTGCGCTGTTACCTTGCTGGCGAGATCGCCCATACGGGCGAACATCCAGTTTCCGGGGCAGCTCTTGTTGGCGAACCACCTGTGGACAGTTAAGACCATCTCGTCCGACTTCGGAGAGTAGTTGAGCGTCTTGTTCTTATCGCCCAGCCAGAGCAACTTCTTCTTGCCGTTTCTGCGGCAGATGTCCACGCACAGAGTAATGAGCTTCTGATACACCACGTCCTTAAAAGCATAAGGTTCGGTGGTATCAGATGCGCACTCGATGGTTACGGCCCGCTGGTCGTTTTCGTTGGAAGAAGTACACCAAGAACGATTGCCCTCATCCACACACAGGAGCACCCGCCCGTCAGGGCCGATGCCGTAATTGCAGGACGCCTGACGGGACGTAGGTGCGAAGATATTGCCCAGCGTTTCGACGGAGCACTGGCCCACCACACAATGCGGAGTGATGCGGTCAATGGCGTGGGTGCGCTTGCCCGAATGGTTTGGGCTGAGTTTTGTGTAGTTTACAAGTGAGCTGTTTCCCATAAGATTTCCTCCATTTCCGGGCTTTGCTGCTGCGGCATACCTGTCAAAGTAGGTCTGCCCATAGCTGGCTCTTTTCACCTTTACCGCCTCGCTCTGGTCTGCGGGGCGCTCGAAGTTAAGAAGAACGCTGTCACTGGCAGCCCGCACAGTGGTGGCGGTTTTCAGCGTGGACAGAACCTGCTTGTAGCTGCCTGACAGCTCCTGAAAAAGAAAATCGAGCTGCATTTCCAAGTCTCCAATGGACTTTCCTGCGGCTCGTGCGAAGTCAAGCATATTCTGTTTTCTGCTCCAAAACGTCCACTGCGCGAGGCCATATCCTGCGCTGTCACGGACGAAGTTCTGATACGAACCGCTGTCCACAGCGGCGGTATAACTGTCATCCGTAAAGCCCAGCTTCTTCTCGTAGGTGTTTTGCAGGTTCTTCGGGGAAAGCCCGCTCTCTGCGAACAGGTTTCCCATCAGCCCTGCGGCGCCGGCTTTGCTCAGCCCTTTCCCGATGAGGTAGTTCCAGATCCTCTCCTCATTCGTGCTCATGCTTTACTCCTTTCAACCGGTCCCGGAGTTTGTGTGTTCGACAGAGGGCCTGTCCTTGTCCGGCCACCGGTTATTTTTACTCAGGTTTTCGACAGCGGATTTTATGCAGTAGGCAAGCACCACACCGATAATCTCCGTAACTGCCACTTGGGACAGGCTCTCGGCAATCTGCATCTTGTCGAGGTAGGCAAGGATATAGCTGCACCACACCCATGCAAACCCGTTTATCAGGCAGACCCAGATTACCTTTTTGGTAGTCTCCGCTTTCTGCTTCTTCGTCTTGCGGCTCTTTCCGCTGCTCAAGCGAATCAGCAAGAGAGAGCCTAAGACACCGAGGAAAACGGACGCTACCGCAGTAAGAACAATTACCACGGCATTCCTCCTCCTTTTACTTCACAGGCAGCTCCATGACTTCCTCCATGAGTTTGTCCAGATTCCCATTCCCGCCAAGCGCGTTATGATAAACGCCGTGCATATCAATCAGGTCTTGGCGGTCGTCGAAGTCGATTTCGCCATCCCGAATGAATCGTCTGCCCAGATATTTAATGCGGTCATGCAGAATCACACGTTCGCCGACCCGCAGCGATGCAAGGTCATCTTGGAGCCGCTTGGTTGTGTCCTTTTCCTGCTGCTCATCGGCAGCCTGCTTATCGGCGTCCCTGTCCTCTTTGGCGGCCTTGCGGTTAAGATGCCACATGATAACCCCGTCAAGGGTCTTCATCGCGGCAGCCGCAACGCCGCCACTTAACAGGCAGAGCACAATTTCGTTCATGTCAATCCCTCCTCTGCGATTACAGCCCGTCAATTACCTCGACGGCGTAGTCCAGACAGCTTTTCGCTGTCTGGTTTTTCTCCCGCCAGTATTCTGCCGCCCCTCCCGAAAGGCTGTCGGCCACGGCCTTGATAATGAGGCACGGGACCCGATTTCGGTCGCAGGTGAGCAGAATGGCTGCGGATTCCATGTCGCAGATGTCGGCTCCGAACTCATTGTGCAGCCATAGCTTCTCTGCGGCGTCTCCCACAAACTTGTCGCCGGATGCGCAAACCACCCGATGGAGTTCGGGGGAGGCCAAATCCGTGAAAGCAGTGCTTACCGGCAGCAGCCGGTCCGGGTATTCCAAATAGCGGCCAGCCGGCACATTATCAACAGCAAACAGGTCATATTGGTAATGCGCCACCTTTACCACGACACATATCTCGCCGGGATGCAAGGCGTCGGTACAGCCGCCCACAACGCCATAGTTGAGGACCGCCGCCACCTTGTACTTGTCGATGAGGTACTGCGTTGCTGCCGCCGCATAAATTTCGCCAGCTCCACACCGAACGGCGTAGAGCTGGCAATTCTTCGTCTGGTAGAGGGTTACACCCATCTTATCTTTCATGGGTCGGCCCTCTCCGAACCGTTGCCGCAGAGCGTCATCCTCTACGGCAACGACTAATCCAACTTTTCTCACGGCTGCTCACTCGGCGCGGCGGTCTTTGCCGCATACTCCTCTCCGGTGATCTCCTTGTACTTTTCGGCGGTAATCTCGCCGTCCTCCACGCGGGACGCCAGCTCGGTCTTTACCCCGCTGCGGCGGTAATCGGGAACGGAATCCCAAACCTGTGTACCGGCAATCAGTCTGTTAGCCCAAATTTTGTTCATCAGTTTGTACCTCCTTCAGAAATGGCAAGAGTGCTGACAAGGGAATCCAGCTCGCATACGGCGTCCTCAATGGCGCTCATACGCTCATCATTCATCTCGTCCTGCTCACACATGGCGTCCTCGATCTCGCTCATCCGGGTGCCGGTCAGCTCGTCCTGCTCGCACAGGGCGTCTTCCAGCGCGGCGGTGCTCTCCACGACCTGCTGCACGACCGGCCCGGTCTTATCAACGACCCGGTAGTGCTTGTCGATTTCGTACCAGTCGTAACAGTTGCCCTCCACGTCCTCGGCGCTCTCGATTTTCCGCACGATGCGGAAGTTATCGGTGATGGTCTGGTCAGGGAAGGTCTGCTCAATCTGGTGGAACCCGGTCAGGTCGGTGTGGGAATCGCCTTTAGTTTTGAGGACTTCGATTTCGCCCTGCGTTCCAAATACGTATTCCAAGTGAGTTCCTCCTTTCGCTGCTTCTGCCGGATGATGCGCTTCAGCTCACGCATGAGGCGTTCACCTTGGAACAGCATCCGATACAGGTTGTGGTTGTTGCAGTGTTTCAACTGCCCAAGGCGGGACAGCAGGCTTGACGCCGCCCCAGCCAAGATGCGCTTTTTCAAGCGCTTCCGCTTGCGGTAACGGGCGATAGCCCGCTTGATGCGGAGTAAATTGTGCTTGCGCGGGATGGTGTAGCCACGCCCATAACGATAGCCCACCGCATCGGGCATACGCTCTTTCGGCCTCTCATACCCGCGCCGTGGAGGGTCCAGCGGGATGCGCGGATGCCTCCTCACCGTCGGGAATATCTGCCAATCGTCTTTGAGCCGGAGCTGATGGGCGTTCAGCCAAGTCTCCACGAGCACACGCAGCTTTTTGAGCTTGCGCTTGCTCGACCCAAAGATAGTCAGGTTGTCCATGTAGCGGACATAGTGCTTGCACAGCCCGCTCTCACGGATGAGCCTGTCCATCGGCTGCAAGACCGTGTTGGCAAACCACTGAGAGGTGTAGGCCCCAATCTGTACGCCGTCCTTTACGACGCGCCAGATGAGGTCAAGAACGCGGCGGTCTTTGATAAGCTGGCGCATACGGTCCATCACGACCTCCGGCTGCAAGCTGTCGTAGAAATGCCGGATGTCTCCGCAGAACTCATACTTCGTCCCGCGAGGGTCTTTGTCCATCCAGATCTCGATGGCTTTCCGGGCGTGATGCGGGCCGCGGTCGCGGATGCTCCCGCAGCAGTAGTAATCCATACCGCGCATGAACACAGGCTGCAAGACCTGAATCAGCGCGTGGTGGACGTACTGGTCCGGCCACTGGGCCGGCTCGCTGACCGTGCGCCACTTCCGGGCGCTGGCGTCCCACCGCTGGGACACGTGAGGTTTCTTCTGCTCGAAACCGTCGATGATGATTTGCCGCAGCTCCGCGACGCGCTCCTCCTTCGTCTCCTCCACCCATGCGGTGATGGAGTTCGGGCGGTGGTGCGTTCGCCAGTGGTGGGTGCGGTTCACCTCGTCGATGGCAAGCAGCAGGTTGTCATCAGATACGAGCTTCTCAAAGAGATTCTTTGCTCGCTTCACAGGGATGTTCCTCCTTTTAGCTGTACGGGCTTTCCAGCGCCTCCGTAGAGGTGTACTAACCCGCTCCCCAAATTTGCTTATCTTCACCAAGGGGTGCGCGACTACCTGTGCCGTGAATGGAGGATTAGCAAAGCACAAAAAGGATGCGGCAGCCGATGTTCGCGTTCGAGTTCGAGGACCTGTTGTAGTTGACGTAGAACAGGCCGTGGTTGGTGTTCTGGTTGTAGTTGCCACCAACGTAGAGGCACGGGTTCGACGTGTTGAAGTTCCAGTTATCGCACGTAACCCAGAACGATGACATCGGCACTGCACAGGTAGCCCCGGTTGGTCCCCGCGCCTACGGCGCGGGTCCCTTATGAGGGGGCTTCGCCCCCTCAAACTCCCCCATTAGGGGAGTTCTTGGAGGCGGCAGCCGATGCCCGCGCCCGAGCCCGAGGACCTGCTGTAGTAGACGAAGAACAGGCCGTGGTTGGTGTACTGGCTGCAGTAGCCACCAACGTAGAGGCACGGGTACGACGCGATGAAGCCCCAGTCATCGCACGAATACGTAGAATCGCTGCCGTTCGCCGCAGTGGGAATGAACAACGGGAACCCGCCATTCGTCTTCACTGTAAACTTGGAAGGGTAGCCGTTCGACGGGGTGCCGACACTCACGCCGTTGGCACTGTCGCTGAACTGGCTGGGGTTCTTGATGATGTTCAGGCCGTTGCTGTTGTAATAGCAGCCGTCCATCCAGTCGTACACGTTATCCCACAGGCCCTCGATGTTGCGGTACTGGCAGCAACTATACGAAGTGCGGGAGTTCTGCGTGGTGCCGGTGTGGTACGGCATACTGTCCGTCGCGCCCATGTTGAACTTGCTGCCACTTGGAGAACAGCCATACCCGATTTTCGCCTGAGAGTTCCAGTCGGCGAACTCTACGATGTAGAGCAGCCAGATGGTAAAGCGCATGGCGAAGTCCATCTGCCAGATGTTCGAGCCGAGATTATGGATGCTGGACCGGGCAGACGAACGGGTGATGTCGGCTTTTGGCTGACCACCGGACTGGCTTTTCCAGTTGCTCGTGTGGCAGTGATAGCGGCCAATGTACACGACATCGCGCTCGCCCTTGCCGTCGCCCCTATCCATGTGGGCGGGGGAAACAGAAAAGCCGCTCTGCACTCTGTCGGCGATCTGGATTTTCAGGCCGTTGCCGTTCTGGGTCAGCTTGTACCAGAACTTCGGGATGGCTACCATCGTGCCGCCGGTGCGCTCACTCTTGACCATGCCCGCCCACGGCTGCAAATCGTCGAAGGGGGAGCTGTACTTGCTTGCGCCCTGTACATACGGCACGGGGTCGGTGAAGCCCGCCGCCTCATCGGTACGGGTCCACTTGGTCGTACTGCTGCCGTCCCACTGTGCGCCGTAAATGTGGACCATGTTGGTCACGTTGACCGTGAAGGTCTTGTTAGACGGGGCGTTGTGGTTTGTACCGGCGGCCACCTTGACAGTGATGGTCGCGCTGCCCTCGTCAACCGCAGTGACGTTTACCTTGTTGCCGCTGACAGACACCGTGGCGATGTCCGTGTGATTCGAGGTAGCGGTAATCGCACCGTCACCCGCACGGGTCACAGTGACAGCGCCGGTGGGCGAATCGCCGTTCAGCGACAGCGACGTCGGGTTGAGGCTCAGAGAGCCGGCAGCCTTGGCGATGCTCCATGCCACGCTCTTGGCGGTGGTCGTGCCATCGCTCCACTGGTAGCCCGGCTTCGGGGTCACGGTAGCGTTGTAGCTGCCGGCGTTGGTGCCGCTGGTCGTGCCACCCAAGGTCAGCTCGGCGCTGTTGAGGTTGGCGAAGGTGGGAGACTGCGCCTGACCGTTATAGGTCAGGGAGCCTTCCTGCGACGGAACGGTTGCAATGGGGATTTTGACGGTGGCGGTGTAGTTCTCACCGGCCTCCGTCACGTTGACCTCCACAGACGCGGAGGTCTTGCCGGAAATCGTGGCGCTGACCGCGTATTTACCGGGCTTCTTGACAGAAATCGCGGCGACGCCGCTGCCATTCGCGGTGGCGCTGTATGTGCTGCCGCCAAGGACAGCCTTCGCCTCCGCGCTTGGAGCAGTCGTTACCGTAATGGTCGCGGTGAACACGGCCAGCGTGACTTCGTACTGGCCGAAGTACGCGCCGGTGGTCACGGTCGCGGAATACTGCTCGCCAGACGCGGTGCTTGCGCTGACGGTGTACTCCGTGTTGCAGTTCTTGACACTGACGGAATCCACAAGGCCCTCCGGCACGGTGCCAGTCTTGGTGTCTCCCGCGCCATCAGTAACCGTGTACTGCTGGCCGGCAAAGTCAGCGTCGAACGTGATTTTCAGGACGCACCCGGAGCCGCCGCCCCCTTCAAGCGCCTCGTTCGCCTTCTCCAACGCGCTGTTGGCAAGGGCGCGAACCGCTTCAAGCTCGGGACCGCTCACGCCGGGTACGTTCACACTTCCATAGTTGCCCATAGGCTTACTCCTTTCCTTGCTGAATCCGATACCTCACAGAGATGGCACTGGCCGGGACCTGCAAGGCACGGAATCGGATTTTCCCGTCCAGCATCTCGCAGGTCGGGCAAAAGCCGCAGGCCACCATAACAGCGACGGATGCGGGGTCAGGATTGACCCTCGCTTCGTCATGTTCGGTCACGCCGGCAGCAGTGAGGTCATAGTAGTTCGGATAGGCGTTGGTGTCCGCTGACCATCCCGTTACCGGAATCGTCGCCGACACCTCCTGCGCCTTATCGGGCTTTTGCGCTTCGAGTTCCTCCAAGGCGTCCGCAGCCGCGTTAGCGACTTCGGCGATCTCGGCCTTTACCTTCAGCGCCAGAGATTTCAGATGGTTAAAGGCTACAACTGCCAATGTGTATCACCTCCTAAATATGGCTGAGGGACAGGCAACCCTCCACGACCCACCCGTCTGCCCGTCCTTCAGGCTTTACTGCTTAGGTGGTGGGGAAAACCTCGGCCAGCATCTCAGCGACCTCACCGTCGGTGGCGATAGTCACCACGGGGGTCTCAGTGCCGTTAATCTTGATGTTGCCAACGGTAGTGCTGGCCTCGACCTTGGTCGCACCAGCGGCGACGCCCTCGACCTTGGAGAAGTGCTCCTTGGACATCAGGCCATCAGCCTCGGCAGTAGCCTTCTGGTAGGTGGTGTCCTGTCCGGGGATGCCCAGACCAGTGATGTCCTCCTTGGTGACGGCAGTCACAGCGGTCACGTGGCCCAGCTCATCCACAGTCACCTTGTAGAAGCCGCTCGCAGCGGCGGTGTGAGAGGGGTGGGTGTAGTTATTCGCGCCCTCTGCGATGCCGTCCAGCTTGGTCTTATCGGCATCGGAGAAGTTGTTGTCCGACAGCACCTTGTCGCCGTCCTTCTGGACGTAGTTGGACAGGTCAACAGTGGTATCGTCCAGCAGAACGACCTCGCCCTCAACCTTGGCATAGATGTCGTAGTGCTGGGTCTCCTCGTTCAGCACGAGGTACAGCACGTTGTCCTGTGCGGAGGCAGCCTCGGGAACGGCGTCCACCTTCTCGAAGTGGGCATGGCCGGTGGCAGCGATAGCGGTCTGGATGGCCTGAGCTACCTGCGCGTTGGTCTGATACTGGGCGTCATTAGTGAGCTGGCTGACCTTGGTAGGGATAGCAGCCTTCAGGTTCGTAGCCAGAGACTTCAGATGGCCGAGCTTGGTGAGCTTGTTGACATCGTAACTCATGATAAAATCCTCCTAATAAGTTTTGGTATTATCTCAGGCTTCGGGGTCTTCCGAGCCAAAGATTTCGGAAATCATCTCAGCGACTTCGCCGTCAGTGGCGATGCGGTCATCCACGATGGCGTCTACGTCGCCTTCGAGGTCTCCGGTGCCGAGAGCTTCCAGCTCGCCGGCGGCGTTCTTAATCTGATAGACGGTGGAGACGCCTTCCTCCACCACAGCGATGACCTGACCGACATAGGCGGTCGGGTTGGTCTGTGCGTAGGTTTGCGCGTCGGACATAGAGTAGAACACCGAGTTTTTGTCCAGCGGGAAAGCATCCTGCCGGGACATACTCAGCGGGAACTCCATAAAGGCAAAACTCTTGTCAGAACCGTTGATAGCCATACTTCATTCCCTCCTCTCAGCCCAGCGTGACCTTCAGGGTCGCGGCGTTCTCGTAAGGCACAGCAGGCTCAAACACCCACACGTTGTACGCAACGGCGGTGTAGCCCTCAGCGCCCTCTACATTGACGGAAGACTGCGTAAAGGTGCTGGTCACGTCGGCGTTCATCGCGGTCTCGTTGATGACCTTGGTCACGCCGGTCTTGCCAGCGATGCAGGCGATGACCACACGCTGCGCCCCGGCAGGGACGTTGATGGTCAGCGTACCGGCGGCATACGCTTTGTTGCTCTTGGTCAGGCCCCGGATGTAGGCACTGTCAACGGTGGGCTTCTCTGTGGTGGCCCCGTAGAAGTAGTTCCGGTAAGGCGTGTAGGCCCCGGTGGTCTTCTCCTTCGTACCGGAAGCGATGTTCACGGCAGGGTCAGAGGCGCTGCCGAGGTTGTCGTTGGCAGTCACACCAGCGCCGTGAGTGGCGATGGCCTTGTACTTCAGGGACGCCACGACGTTCTCGCCGCCCTGGTCTCCGATGATAAAGCCATTGCCGCCATTGTTATCGGAACCGGCGCTCAGGCTGGCAGCGTCCACGCTGGCAATCTGCTCAGTGCCGCCGTCAGTGATACGCTGCACCACCCAGTTGGAGGCGGTGACACCGGTCTCCGGGCCGTACTGGTAGCTGCCGGGGTTCAGATTGCCTGCCGTGTACGCAGCAGACGCCAGAGAGGTGCCGGCCTCCACAGCCTTCGCACCGGACAGGTTGAACCCGCTGATGCTGGGCTGGGCGGTGATAGTGGGCTGAAGGCGTTTGCTCAGGATTTCGGTGAACACGTCCAGCACACTCTTGCCCTTAGAGCTGAGAGTGGCGGTGCCGTCCGCGTTCTTGGTCAGGTTGCCGAACTGGGTGTAGTTGCCGGCCAGCGTGATGTCCTCCGGCATAATCACCTTGTCGGCATCCACATTACCGGTGATGCTCACCCAGTCCTCGCCGTCGAAACGGTAGGCAGTCATCTCATAGGTGATGCTGTCCACCACAGTGACCACAGCAAACATATCTCCGGCCTTCGGGGTAATGCCGCTGTGCTCAGTGAAGTACGCCTCGATGACCGAAGCGTCGGTCGCTTTGAGGTCAGTCTTGGTGCCGGTGTAGACCGCACCACCACCCACACCGTTGAGCGCCTCAGCCAGATCGTCGTCGGTGACGTAGCCGTCCAGACTGACGGTGGTATCGTCGAGCAGCTCGACCACGCCGTCAATCAGGGCGTACACGTCGTAATGGCCGGTCTCATCGTTGTGGACGAGGTACAGCACGTTTTCCTCAGCCGCGCCAGCGTCAGGCACGGTATCGGACTTCTGGAAGCGGGCGTGGCCCGCTTTGGAAATCGCGGCGAGATATTCCGTCTTGATGCGGGTCGCCGTGTCCTTCAGGGCTTTTACGTTTACGACCTTGGTCTCGTCATAAGCCATATTTTGGTCTCCTCCTGTTTCTTAGTTTTGCGGTTCGTCTTCCTCGGGCGGGAACACCTCGTCAAGCATCTGCTCCGTGTCGCCGGTTGTCACGATGGCCTCGTCGGGAAGGCCGGAGCCTTCATACGAGAGTGTGCCATCGGGCGTGGTGGAGAATCCGTCGCCGAGTTTTACGCCGCCCAAGCGGTCCTTAGTTGCTACTGGCAATACATAGGTGCCACCCCCTCCACTGATGCCGCCGTCGGCAGACAGCAACACGAGGGTAGCCGCCATGTCCTCCGTCGGCGCTTGCTGCACCCAGAACCGCACAGCGCCGTCAAGCACACGGGAAGATGTGCTCATGCCGGCTGCCTTTGCTATATTCTGGGCGGCTTTATGCAACATGACCTGCGGAATCAAGCCCTCAACAGCCTCCTCAACGGGGAGGTCCAGATAAAGCTCTCCTTCCACAATGTCTTCTGCATCTTCCAAATCCGCGCTGCTGGCCCAGCCAGCGGCGGGAATCGTGATTTCGACCTCGGCCACATCGCCACCGCCGCCCAGACTGCCGCCGTGGGCGTTGGGGTCGGAGTTGTGGTCGGCAATCATCTGCTGCACGTGGGCGACAGTGGCGATTGCCTCCGGGTCGATGATGGCGGTCACGGCGTCAACGTCGCCCACCGCCGCGATGAGGTCGAACGTGGCGAGCTTGCCCACGATGGAGCTTGCAGGGCGAATCCACTCCGGCTCATTTTCAAGGGACAGGTAGGTGAACGGGACTTCGCCCTCGTCCGGGTCCTCAGCAAAGAGCACGATGTTCGTCAGGTAAAAGCCCGTCTCCACATTGTCGCTCTTGATTTGGACCGTGACTTGGCACTCGCCGTCCACGGGGTTTGTCACTGCGGCGATCATCGCGTCCATGACATATCCCGCCGGGCCGGTCATGGTCTTGGGCGTCATGCCTTCGGGAATCTGGCCGTTACCAGCCGCAGCCCTCGTGTACTTCATCAAGCATCTACCCGCGAGGACTTTGCCAATCAGACTTACGCCGGTGAGGGAACCGTAGCTCCCGTCTTCAAACTTGGACATAATCGCTCCTCCTTCTTAGTCAATTCTCTTGGATTTGATGTGCGTGTGATAGACAACCCCTCCTGCACCGTCCTGACGGCCTCTGTGCGCCCTTTTCACGTCGGGCGGGGTAGATGTCAGGGTAGGCGTCTGAACGGCTCCACGCGAGAGCTGGACGGGCATCTGGGCGGTCCTATCAGCACTGAACGGAGGAGGCGCGAACTTTGCCCCCAAATACCCGCCAAAGTTGACGCCCAGCACATCTGTGCTTTCTCTGTCTTGGCCCACCGGCACGGCAGACACGTCCGTGTCCACGAACCCGCAGCGCAGCAAGGTCAGGTCGTAGCGGTAGGTGCGGTAGGTACGGAGGTAGAGCCGCATACCGACGCCCGCCACCAAAATCCGCTTGATAGCGTAGGCGATAGGCTCAATCAGCTCCTCCCGGTCGGGAGACAGCAGACTGGTGTCTACATACAAAGCGATCTTGGCCGGAAACACATCTTCCAGCAGCACATCGCTCTGCTCCACATCAAGCAGCATAGCTGCTGCCCGAATCACCGTGTCCGTGTCGCCGCCCGAGAGCTGCGCCATGATTTTCACCTTGATGGCGAGGCGGTAGAATCTATCGTCAGAACTGACCCGCTTAACGCCGAAGTTCGCGCCATAGCGGTCAAGCACAGAGCCACAGGCATAGTCAAGGTCATCCCACAGTCGTACCAGCTCGGCCTGCTCCTCGACAGTTTCGAGGCCCCATGCAAGGATGGAGAACAGCTTGCCAATGTTGGTTTCCAGCGGGAGGCCCAACTGCACGTTGTCGTAGTCTTTTCGGCTGTAGGCGCTGGTCAGCGCGTACAGCATTTTGGAGAGGAACTTATTGCTCATTCGACCACCACCATATCCTCATTCGTGACCGCCTTCTCGCGGGCCGCAATGGTGATATTCTTCCAGCTGTAGGTTTCCCCGTCAGGGCTGATTTGCAGGTCGAAGTCTACGACGCCTTGGACCTTGAAAACCTCCGTCGGGAGGGCCACGCAGATGACATTCTGGCCGATATTCAGGCCGCCACGTGTATCGGAGCCGATGTATTCAGTGAGCCGCTGCTTGATTTGCTCGATGCCGTCCAGCGGGAATGTGCTGTCGGTCTGAAGATTGAACACCTTCACCCAGACATTCACCGGCGCGGGCCGACTGAAGCTGATATTCTTGATATTGCCGGCGGCGTCCACCACCGGCACGGTCACGTTGCCGTAGGTCTGGATGCCCGCGCCCTTTCTGCGGTGGATGGCCTTGGCAATCTCCTCATCCAGCCCGCCGTACACCACCAGCTCGATGGAGTGGGGCGGCAGCCCGCTGGCGTTGGTCTCGTCGGTATCGTTCTCCTCGCCAGTCACGGCGATGACAGCCTCGACGTTCTCGTAAATCGCAGCGATGATGGCGTCGAGGTTGACGCCGCCGGCGAAGTCCGTGGAAACGTAGTACCGAGCGCGGAACTCATCGTCCGTCTCGGTGTTGCGCCCGCCCTCGAACGACGCGGCGTTGGTCACGGACGTAATACCGGTCTTCGGGTTGGTGATAGTGGTAATTGTACCGGCGTCCGTGTTCCCGTCAGGGCCGGCCACCACAGCGGAGGCCGGGAGCGTGATGCTGCCGTCAAGGATGACCCCCGATTGCAGCGTGATGTACTGCTGCCCCGCAATGGTCTCTGCGAGGTAGCCTTCCGGGACCTCCGTGCCTATCTCACCGGTGAAGGTGAGATAGCCCACGGCTTTCTGCGCCCCGAGCAGCCGTAGGCCTATTGCCCGTCCAAGGTTGTACAGGCTGTGGCCTACCGCCGTGTCTACGAACCGGCTGTTGTAGACATCTTCGAGGGTGGAGAACAGGAGGTTGAGCATCCAAGCGTAAATCCGCAGGAAGATACCCAGCGGAGAGCGCACGGTCAGGTTGGCTTTAGAGCCGAACAGCTCACGCGCTTTGTATTCGAGCGCGTCCAGCAACTCTGCGTAGGTGGGGCGTCTGAAACCGGCGTCAGTCAGGCCCCAGTCTGTGGTTTTCGCCATTATGCTGTCACCTCCAATGTGATGGTCTCTTTATTGACGAGCGTCGCGGTGAAGGCCACTGAGACGCTCCTGCCGTCATAGGAGACGGTCATCGAATCAATGCGGGAAACGTCCGGCTCCTGAAAGATGGCCTCCCGCATGATTTCCTTGATTTCTTCCTCGTCCACGTCGTTCTGGTTGACGCCAAGAATCCGTTCATAATCGGTGCCGTGGACGGCATCGGCGAAAAACTCGGCCTTCCACGTCAGCAGGGCGTGTCGGACATTCTGGACCGTAGTGTCGCGGTCAAAAATCTTCGTGAAATGCCCCTCATCGTCCAGCACCAAGTCGCGGGTGTCTGGGTCAATTAGCAGGGTCATGTTTTCCATGCGCCACCACCTCCTATACAGGCTGCCCGGTCATGCCGCCGGAATCGCCGGGATGGGTGTGGTGCGCCCCGCTGACACGTTCCTCAGCCACGATGTCCTTCGAGGCCGTGATTTGGCCTTCCACGTGGACGTCGCCCTTGATTTGCACCTCGCCCTTCGTGACGGCGACGTAGACGCTGCCGTCATCCGTTGCGAGGACAAGTGCTTCGCTGGGGAGGCCCTGCACCGTGTAGCCGCCCGCCACGATGCCACCGACAAACACCGCGTCGGTTGTGGCGTGGTTGCGTTCGGTGAGCGGCTGGGCCTCCTTCGCGCCACTCACAGTGCTGTCCATGTCGTGGTCGAGGTAGAGCACCACGCCCACATCGCCCGCCTTAATCCACGGGCGAATGATGAACCCGCCGCTGCGGGTGCAAGCGACGGGGATGCTCAGGATGGGCGGCTGGCTCTCATATTTGCCGTTCTGCAAGTGCTTGGACAGGGGCTGTACGTCAACCGTCATTTTGGCGGGGTCGAACGCCGTCACTGACACAACCGCCGCCACGCAGATGGATTCAGCCAGCCGCCGGTCGTGGATTTTCTGGTAGTTATAGGGCTTTACATTCGGCATCGGCTCACCTCCTTAGTACGGCCTCAGCTCCATCGAGGTCTCCCAGTCGCTTGTCCTGCCGCCGCTGTGCTTGCCTTCCACGACAATGAAGCGGCCATTCAGGTCAGCCGACTGGATTTTGATTACCTCTGCGGTAGCCACCCTGTAATTGAGCAGACAGGAGCGGGAGATGGTGTCCTCGTCCCGGTCCTCGCCTGTGGTCTGAGAATTCAGGTCGGTCTCCACGGGAATCTGCACCTTCTCCTCGTCGGCCCGGAGCAGTCCGTTGGCCGGTGTGAGCGTCAGGCCGTTGTCGATGCCGTCATCGGCCTTGGTAATGTAGATTTGCCCGGTAGTCCGTATGATAAAGCGGCTCTTGCACTCGTTCACCACGATCTCCGTCAGCACCTGCTTCAGATTGCCCCGGCAGACCCGCCCGCGTGGGTAACTCACGTCGGTGGTCAGCTCGCATTTCGAGACCTCGACGCCGAAGATGTTCAGCAGGTCTTTCACGATGGCTGACGCCTTGGAGTTCTGCACGTAGGTCTTGTTGATGAGCTTGCCGAGAATCTCGTCAGCGCAGGGCTGGACGGTCAGCGTGGAAGTCCAGTCCGTGTTGGACTGCTTATGCTTCAAGCCGACCACTTTTCCAATCAAAATGCAGCCAACATCGCCCTCGTACCCAGCGTTCAGGATAACCGGGTCATTCTTCTTGATGTTGGCGCGGGTGTTCGCGGAGAGATTCGTCACCGTCACCGTCGCCACCGGCGGCTCATCGCTGTCATCAAACGGGATGCTGAACTTGAAGTCCAACTCCCCGAGGGTGTACTTCTTGTTCCCGATGACCAGCGTGGCTTCCCGAATCCAGAACGCCATCTCACTCCACCTTCCTTTCGTAGAGATAGAGCTTGACTTCCTTGCCGAAGTTCTCAGGCGTCACCTCGGAAATCTCCTCGCCGGTGATGCAGACGGGGATGATGACCGGCAGCGGGAACCGCTCGTCTTCTACGACGTTGAACAGCGCCCTGCCATACCGTATGATTTCTCCGAACACCAGCACGTCACCGTTGAGGTCGAGAAGGTCTACGGTGAAGAACTTCCCGACCTCGTTGTACTTGATGGTGAACGTGTAGGTCTTGTCCGTCAGCTTGATGGAGAAAGAGTACGGCACCTTCGACACGTCGATGTCGATGTACTCAACGTCTTCGTTCAGGTCAATCAGTTGCAGCGCCATACTCCATCACCTCCTTATCCTGCTGCCAGACCGTCGTAGCCGCCCGTGCTCCGTGTGAGCGGGGCAGAGCTGCTCGGCGTATCGTATGCCTCCCTGTAACGCTCTGCGCTGGCAGAGCTGACCGATTGCAGGGAGGCAGTGGTCATTCCCATGCTGGCGGTTTTCGCCAACTGCTGGTTGTCCGTCTTGCCGGCGTCCTGACTGGACATCAGGACTTCGGAATCCATCGGCACGAACTCGGACGAGACCAGCTTTACTTGTTTCAGCGTGGCCGAGAAGGACGCGCCGTTTCGGTTTTTGTAGCTGCGGTCAAACTTCAGGCTGGTGAACACGAGGTTCGTCATGCGGGTCACGCCGGTGTACGTTATGATGTCCCGCGCTTCCCGCATGGCCTTCAGCGCGTTGATGGCGCTGTCCCCGCCCACGATGGTGCCTGAAATCGTAAGCTGCCCCGCAGCGTTGTTCACGTGGTCGTTGATGTCAGCCCCGTCCTCTACCGGGTTAGAGGTGATGGAGCTGCTGTAGCTCTCGCTTTCTTTCTCGACCACGCCGTTCTCGAAAGGTACGAAACGGACTGTCCCGCCCTTTCGCCCGGTGAGCGTATAAGCCATTTCGACACCTCCTTAGAAGGAATACTGGTTCTTCAGGGACATCTGCTGCAACTCCTCCTCACGGAACTCGTCGTACAGCTTGCGGACGGTATCGCGTAGGGATTCACGCATATTGTCCACTGTCTCCTCGGAAACCTCGCCATACACGTTGACCGTGATGGCGGGGGCAAACGCCGGTGCAGGAGAGCCGCCATCCGTGGGGAAGTCCGGGTCGCCGGTGTCGATGTCAACCGGCTGCGGCTTGTCGCCGGTGTCGATGTCAACCGGCTGCGGCTTGTCGCCGGAGCCGCCCTCATCGCTCGCAGGAACGGGCTGCTCGGGACCGGTAACTTGGGTGACACCCACGCCGCTGGACAACAGCCGCAGCAGCTCCGGGCTTACCATGACGATCTGCGAGACCTGCCCGGTCACAGAGGCCGGGTCGAAGCCGCTGACCACAGGGTTGACGCCATAGGTGACGTCCTCCACTGCCGGTGCATTTACGGACGGCAGGCTGAACTCGGTGGGGATAGCGCCTTCGATGTCCTTTCGGACGCCGCCCATCGTCTTCTCGAAACCTTCGCCCACGCCGAGGGCCATGTTCGTACCAACTTGGTCGGAGAACACTTTCGACGGGGAGTTGATGCCCAGCAAGCCCTTCACGCCGTTGACGATGCCGCTGAAGAAGCCTGTCACCTTGTCGGTAATCCAGCCAATCATGGACGAAATACCGCTCCAAATGCCCTCGACAATGCTTTTGCCGATGTTGATGATGCCACCCATGAGCGCCCCGATGCCGCTCACGATTGCCGAGATGATTTGCGGCAACTGCGCTACGAGCTGCGGGATGGCTTGGATGATACCCGTTGCAAGCTGAAGCAGGAGCTGAACACCGGTTTCGAGAATCATCGGCATATTCGCTACCAGCGTGTCTGCAATCGACGTGATGATAGCCGGGAGCTGTTCAAGCAGCGCCGGGATAGCCTGTACAATGCCCATCGCCAAGTTGGTCAGGATCTGGATGCCCTGCTCCAAGATGAGCGGCATATTCTCCGTGAAGAACGTGATGAGCGATTCGATGATGACCGGCAACTGTTCAAGCAGCAGCGGCACCGTGTCTACGATGCCTTGCACGAGGTTCATAATGATGGCCGCGCCCTGCTCCAAGATGAGCGGCAGGCTCTCGGTCAGCGCCACAATGATGCCGTCGATGATAGTCGGAAGCTGCTCGATGAGCTGCGGCAGCGCGGCCATAATGCCCTCCACCAGCCCGCTCAGGAGCTGCATCCCTGCTTCGACGAGCATCGGGATGTTGTCGATGAGCGAGGTCGCCACTGACACGATGGCGTTCACGAACTCCGGGATGAGCGTCGGGAGCATCTGGCCCACCGAGGTAATCAGGCCGTTCACCAACTGGATGGCTGCGTCTGCAATCACCGGCACGTTCTCGACAAGGGTCTGCGCGATCATCAGCACAGCGTCTACGGCCACCGGAGCCAGCTCCGGCAGCAGCCCTATGATGGAACTAAGTACCTCATCAAAAATGCCCGCCGCTGCTTCGACAAGGGGCGGTAACAGCTCACCAATAGCCGGGATGGCCTGTCCCAACGCCTCCGGCAAAGCGGCTGCGAGGTTTTCAACAATCGGGGTGACGTTCTTCACCACGTTGCTGAAGTTGCTCGTGACGTCGTTCACCAGCTTGCCGATGTCTGCGTTCTCGTTGCCGAGACCGGCAAACAAGTTCTGCATGGCAGCTTTGGTGCTGCCCCACGAACCACTGATGGTCTCAGCGGCCTCTTTCGCGGTAGTGCCGGTAATGCCCATCTCAGTTTGGATGACGTGGATAGCTTCGGTAATATCCGAGAAAGAGGTTATGTCAAATGTTTTCCCGGCGAGCTTTCCCGCGTCATCGAGCAGACGCTGCATTTCTTCCTGCGTACCACTGTAGCCGAGCTTCAGGTTGTCCAGCATTGTGAAGTTCTGCATAGAGAACCCGCGATAGGCGTTCTGAATGAGTTCCATGTCAGTGCCCATCTTGTTGGCGTTGTCGGACATATCCGTAATCGCCAAGTCAACCTGCTCCGCTGCTGCTGCGGTGTCCCCGCCGAGGGAGCTAATCATACTCGCAGAAAAGCTCGTGGCGAGGTTCATGTAGTTGTTCGCAGACATACCTGCCGTCTGGAAGGCGTTTGAGGCGTATTCCTGAACCTTTCCAGACGCGCTGCCGAACAGAGTGTCAACGCCACCGATGAGCTGCTCATACTCGGCATAAGCCGACACGACCTGCTTACCAATGGCGACAGCCCCCGCCACAGCAGCGGCGCTCACTGCTGCAACGGAGGCACCTACGCCTTTAAGGACACCACCAAGGCGTCCGAACTTCTCACTGGATTCATCCGCTGCGTCTCCCAAACCGTCCACATTCCCGCGAGCGCCACCTGCGGCATTTCCGAGTGCAGTTGTTTGGGTAGATGCCTGCTGAGCACTTCGAGCCATATCAATGAGGCGGTCTTTCGCCCCTTGGACGGCGTTTCCGAAGCCGTTACGGATGGTGTTAATCGGATGAGCAAATTTCGACCCGATGCTTGAAATGTTGGAAGTTACGTTATCCGCAAACTCCCTCGCTCTACCCGTGACGTAAGTGAACGCGCCTCCTACGCCGGACCGGATGGACGATGAAAAACTATCCCCGCTGTCGATTCCGTCAAGGAACGAGCTGCGGAAGGCTGAACCGACGGACCGGGCCTGCGTATGAACACCGCCGAGGCTGCTTGTCACGTTTCGGATATTGGCCTCTGCCTGAGAAGTGTCGGCATCAATATTTATCCGACTGCTCCCGAGGCCGCCGATGCTACTCGTGATATTGCGAATATTCGCCTCAGCTTGGGAGGTATTCGCTTCGACGTTAATGCTATACGTCAGTCTGCGGGCCTCATCCACGGTTCATCCCTCCCTTCGGTCAGTCTCTTTTATTCCACTCGGTCTGCCAGAGGATGCGAGCCTGTTCAGCTTCTGCGAAGTCGTACAGGTCCATAGCCTTCAGCTCTGAGTAGCTGATGCCGCTCATACAGAAGACCATCCTCCACAGACGTTCGTTGTTACGCGCACGGCGTTCTGCGGTCTTAGGATTTATTTCGCTCCGCAAGAAAGGTTTCGATTTCGCGCACCAGCTCGCTCGGGGTGGCGATGTCATCTTGCTCGTCGAAGTATTTCAGGCCGCCTTTGGCGACTTCAGCCGGGGCCACAACGCAGCCCTTGATGAGAGCGTCCGCATACTTCGCGGTGTTCTTCCGGCCACCGGAAGGGTTGATGTACAGGTCGGTCAGGTTGGTGTACCAAGAGAAGGTCACGCTCTGAAGCTGGTAATCGGTGCCGCCAACGGTAACGGTTTTTGTACGGGCCATAGGTCTTATCCTCCTTTGAAACATTCGTGCGCGCATAATATACGCGAATTAGGCGATTTAGGCGTATTAGGGATATACGGGTAATGCCCTAACCCCTCTAATTGCTCTATTTCTGCTTAGTATTAGAAATAGATGTTTCAATGTTTCATAACGGGTAAAAGCCAGTATTCATGCGGGTTTACGCTGAAACATTGATGAAACATTGGCCGAAACTTTGAAACATTTACGGCTGAAACATTGGGTTGAATTTCCCGCCTAAACTTCGACTTTCGTGTCTAATGTTTGACTTACAGGAAGGTGTTTCACCCAATGTTTCAGCCAATGTTTCAGTTATTCAGCTTCAAATCCGGGATGATGAAGATGACGGTGACGTCCGCGGATTCCTTGGCTCTCGACCGGTCAGGCAGCTTGGAAACCATAACGTCCTGGGCGAAAATCACGGTGCCGTTGTCATTCGCGTCCGTGACGGCGAGGTTTGCCTTCACGTTGCGTTCCGCACACTGCTCAATGAAAGAGACATCCGGGGAATCCTGCTGAAGCGTGATGGTCAGTTTGGCAGCCTTGTTCGCATTCAGGATGTAAGTGCTGTCGCCCTTAACACCCTTCTTCAGCGTGACATTATCCTCGTCACGTGCGAGGGTGAACATACTCTCACCGAACATCCGAAGCTGCCGGTTGTTGAACGTGATGTTCACTTTCATGGGGTCGTAAGTTACCAACATGGATTATCCCTCCCTTCTTACAGCGAGACACGGAGAACGCCCTTGGTCTTGACCTGATGAATCGCACCAGACAGAAGGGCCTCCCACGTAATATCGGGCATCACGCGATTGCGGCGCTGTTCCTCGGTGCTGTCAGCGTACTTTGGAACATTCACGGTGTAAACGCCGGCCTTGCTCTCCTGATCCACCGCAATGATGTTCAGGTCAACCGCCTCAGCGAGAGCCTGAAGAGCCGCGGTAGAAATGAAGCCGAACCCGTCATCGCCGTAGTTGATGTTGGCGTTTTCGAGCAGCATATCATAGAGCAGGTCACGCATCCGCTTGGCAATCCAGTCACCGCCGAGCACGATGTCGATGTATTCGCCATCGAGGCAGGTGCCATCCTTCACGTACTGCCGCTTGTACTCCTCCGTCAAGAAGTTGACGTGGTTTTCCAGCAGGACGCTCCGCTCACTCTCGGTCAATTTGGGCAGGGAGATGAGCTTCTCTCCCTCGCTGGTGCTGGCGTTGCCGTCCTGCGGGCGTTTGAACTTCCACGTCACGGACTGCGGGTAGAACGGGCCGACGTTGCCAGTGTAGGAGGCGTCAGGCTCCTCGCTCAGATATTGCTCATCAGTGTAGATGACAGCAGCACGAGAGGTCACGCTGGCGAACTTCTTGTTGCTGGTCTGGCCCATGTAGAACTTCCGGTGGTCCTCAACACCTGCGCCCAGCTCCGCCTCGGTAGGCTCGCTGGCCTCCGCGAACTTAGCGAGGGCGATGATGTACTCGTCCTCGTCTCTGTCTGTCAGCAGGTAATACCAATCGTTGTCCACGTCGGACTGGAACTGCTTGATGGTGTTGATAAGGTTGTCTGCGGCGCTCACGGTATCGGTGCCGTTGACAAATTCGGCGGTGGCCTCAGCAGCCACAGGAAGGCTCAGAAGCTCGTCCTCAAAAATGTCTACCATCTCAGGGATGGTGTCAGCTTCGCCGCTTTCAGTGGCGGTGTAGAGCACCGTAGCGTCGATAACGGCGGCGGCATACGTCTTGCCGCCTTTGGTGAACGTGGTGTCCGCGAACAGGGCAGCGAGCTGCGCTGCGGTGGTGATTTCGGCGTCAGTGGTAATCTCTACCACGGCCTTGTCATCCCCGCCGATTCTGACCCACAGGTCTTTGCCGGTGGCGATGGAAGGCTCACCGGTGAACGTGATTGCGAAAGTCGCAGTCGTCGCGGGAGACGCGCTGGGCGGCTCGAAGCCTACAATCTTGAACTTATCCACAAGGGATTCCGCAAGAGTGGTTTTTCCCTGATTGAGCAGGGTGGTCGCCTTGCGAACGACCTTAGCGTTGGGGCAGGGACCGTCCGGCCCGAAGACAGCCTTAACACTTTCCGCATCCCGATACGTGTCTACCGGATAGGCCCCGGTGGTGGACACGAGAAGGATGTCGAGGCTCTCTTTCTCGGTGGGCAGAGCGTCCCGCTGCACCACGACAATTACATCTTTTGCCATAAGGCGTTCCTCCTTCTTATGAATGTGCGTTTCCCGCCGGGTTGCCCGGATGCAGCACGGTAGTAGTTGGCTTTTCATCCGTTCTCACATAGGAAAAGCGGACATCGAAACCGTAGCGGCGAATAGAATCCTCCACAAAGAATCCGGTCCGATTTGTTACTGAGCCGACTGTGTTGACCACGATGTCGCCATGCACCGTGCGAAGATTGTGGCCGTTGAGCAAGAAAAAGCCGTGTGCTTTTTCACATAGCGCCAACGCTTCATCTTCGCCGAACACGTAGCCTTCTCCGGCCTCCCGGTTCATACTGCAAAAGGTGAAGGACATCGTTGCCATAACCGGCTCTGAGCGCCGGAATGTGAAATCCTCTCCGGTCGGGATAACCTCGTGCAAACCAAACGAGTGTTCGTTGATGCGTGAGGCTAACACGCTGTAGTAGCAGTAGGGGAAATCCGGGATGTCAGAAATCTGCTCCGACAGCGTTACTGGCCGTCCAATGTGGGCTTCCAGTTCAGCAATGACGGCGTTACGCATTTGCTCAAAGGTCACTTTTTCACCCCCTCCACGAGATAGCGGTTCATAGGGTGGATGGAGTTGTGCGACAGCTTTTGCGTGACGGTGTATTGCTGCCCATCATAGGTGTCTCGGATGATCTGACCGGTTTCAATCTCGATAGCCTCATCCGTGTAGAGCTTCTGGGTGTTGTGCGTGTACGAGCCTTCCGGCAGCAGCTTCCAGTCCAGATTGGACAGGGGTAGTACCACACCCCAGAATGATTTCACCGGTTCTTCAACCGGCATAGATTGCCCTCCCGGGGCTTTCACAAAGGTACGGTTTGTAACCGTGAGGATGTGCAGTAGCGCCCGAGGGAGCCTCGGCGTGTTGTAAAACACAGCTTATTCCTCCTCCACTTTGAACGCGATGCGGTCCCGGATATGGGTGCCGGTTTCATACAGCGTTGTGTGCTGGGTTTTCTTGGAGAAGTCCGATGGCGGCTTTACCCGGTTTTCGTCAATGAAGTTTTGAACTAACTGCGCCGCCTGAGCGCCAATGGCGTTTGCGGCTGCGTCTGCTGAAATCTGTCCCGACAATACTTTGTTGACTTGTCCCGACACGATGCTGCCCAGCTTATCTTTGTCAGCATCGAAACTGGCTCGAATGAACGAGCGTTCAGGCAACTTATCGGTTCCATATTCATGCGCGGCAGCGATTTTCAAAACTTCTGAATCGACGCCATCGCCGACAATTCCGACGATGATTTTCTTGCCATCCATACTTTGGCAAGCCGATTTCAGCCGTTCAAACTCTACAAGGATTTCATTGACGTTTGACATATCAATACCTCCTGTACAGGTTGATGAGCTGTTGCCATGATTCCGGGGTGGACTTGTCGAAGTTCCACGTGACATCGGAAATGGAGAACGAAGATAGGCCCTGCGAGCCGTTTTGCAAGCTGGTGTAGGCTTGCGAAACCATATCCCACAGCAGCCCTTCGAGGTCAGCAGGCAGGGTTTGAGGGTCATCGTCTGTAGCGTCTTTCGGCAGGACATATCCAGCCGTGTAGCTCACTTCGATGACCCTCTTGGTCGCAACGACGTCGTATGCAAGACCTCTGCGATACCCCGCTTTTAGCCAGCCCTCGTCACGATAGATGACCCCGATTTCGGCAGTCTGAGCATAGTCATAGCTTTTCGGGTCAACTTCCTTGCCGTCTTCCTTGACATACTCAACACTGACGATGGGGTATTCCAGCGTGACGAGTTCCTGCTGGCCGTCCGCATCGTAAAACTGACGATACGAACGCTTGCCCAAATGCCTGCCGATTTGCCGCTCAATCCACGATGAAGCCCTGTTAATAAGCAGCGTGACTATCTCGTTCGTTCTCTCGTCCTCGATGTCCGACAGGCCCAGCATCAGCTTCATCCGGTCAAGGGTTGTCAGCGCATTATCTGCAAGCATAAGGACCTCCTATGCGGACAGGCGGCGATTACTTTTCGCCGCCTGTTTCCGTCTTCTTATTCACTTCCGGTTTCTTGACCTCCGGCGCGGGAGCCGCAGCCGGGGTCTTTGTGGCGCTGGGACCGGCAGCCTTGTTGCTGGTCGGACCCACAGGCTTATAAATCCTCGGCATGGTACGGCCCTCCTTACACGGGCTGGACGTGCTTGTCGCCCAGCACGACGGCCAGCGTGGTGCTGGTAGCAGCAGCGCCGGACGCGGTGATTTTCACGTAGTTCTTCAGACCGAGCAGGTCGATGTCGATATTCACGACGTCACCCACTTCCAGCTCCTCGGTGGTGAAGGTGCCGCCTTCGGTCTGCTTCTCGGGGAAGACCAGCTTGTCTGTGACGGCCTCGTAGGAGCTGTTATCATCACTGTGAGTGATGGTCAGGGTCAGCGCGCCAGCAGTGCCGATGACCGCGCCGATGACACCGGACAGGAACCCGGTCCTGTCGAGGGCTGCGCCGGAAGTATAGGGCTGAACCTTGACGTTCTGAATCAGTTCTCTTTTCATCTTAGGCTACCTCCTGTTTTGATTAGACAGGAACAGCGACCTTGGTCGCCACAGCGAAGCTCTCGTCGTGACGGAGGCCGGTGTCCACGTTGTTGATGGCACGAATCAGGGTCTGGTCGTTCTCAAAAGCAGAGACCAGATTGCCAGCATCATCAGTCCACGCACCCTCGCGGCTGGTCTCGATTTCGAGAGCGCCCTGCTCGCCGATCACGAGGTCATTCCAGTTGCCAAAGATGATGGAGGTCTTGCCGCTGGCAGTTTCCAGCAGGTTGGTGGTGCGGTAGGGGTAGCCCGCCAGAGTGCCGTTCTCGTTCATCTCCTGCGCGAAGATGAAGCCGCCCACGTTATCGCGCAGGGACTTGAAGAACTGCTCCACGCTGGTGTTGAACACGAAGCCCAGACCGTCAGCGTAGACGTTGTTCTTCAGGACGGAGGCGATGAGGTAGTTGGGGAAAGCGGCGGTCAGGACGCCAGCAGAGCTGGCATACAGCTCATCCAGCGCGGTGACGTCGATATTCTGAACGCCCTTGTTCTTGGTGATACCCAGAGGCTGGAACTCGCCGCCAGTGCCGTTCAGAGCACCCCAGTCAACGCCCAGAGCCATCTGCTTGGTCACGTCCTGACCAACGATGACGTCATTGTCAAAGTTGGTGGAGCGCAGCAGGTCGTTGCTCATGGGGATGAGAGCGGTCAGCTTCTTCGCGGACAGCTTCAGGTTGCCGAACCGAGGAGCGGTCTTGGGGATGGAGCGGTTCTCACCGGTGAACAGAGCGCGAGAGCCGGTCTTGATTTTGGGGATGTTCAGGTTGCCGTTCGCCATGCCGAGCCGACGAGCGCCGAGGCTGTAGATAACAGTCGCGGGGTACAGCAGCTCGATAATCTCGTTGGCGTACACCTCGGGGACCAGATAGCCGCCTTCGGCGGGAGAAGTGGCAGACAGGGCCTTGAACTCACGAGCCATCTCAGCGTCGCCAAACTTGCGCTCGGCAGTGAAGGCAGCCCGCTCGACATCGCCGCCAGAGGCATGGATACACTTCACAGCGCGGCCAAACATACCGTATGCGGCCTTGCGGCGCTCGGGTGCGGACATGGCAGCCATGCGGGCCTTGAATCCGCTAACCTGACCACCATCACGGGAAGCACCCGTAGAGAGGAACAGGTTGGCGTACTTGCGCTGGGCAGCGGGAGCAGTCTTCTGTTCACCGGACCGAGCGGGAGCAGCCTTCTGCTCGGTAGCAGGAGCGGCGGCAGGGGCATTGTTCTCGCCGGCGCCCTCGGCGGTCTTCACGCCGTTCAGGGCGGCGATGACCTTGGCGATGAACTCAGGGGAAACGGGGCTACCGCCCTCGCCTTCGCCCTTCAGGTCGCCCTCACCCTCGCCGACAGGCTCATTCATAGGCTCGCCAACAGGCGGCTCGGAACCCTCCATGCCTTCGAGGATAGCGGAAATCTCGGACAGAATCTCGTCAGTGCCAAAGCTGATAGGGGAGCTTTCGCCGCCCTCGCTGATGGCCTTGCGCTTCTCGTCGAGGTTTGCGAACACCTTCGCAATCAGTTCGGCGAGCTGTTCCTGAGTAAGTTTCATTTGAATTACCTCCTGTTTTGCGCGGGGACGATTTCAAACACAATCCCCGATGTTTTGGTTTGTGCGGGACCTTTGCCCGCTTTCTGGATGTTGTTCTGTACAGTGGGGTCCTCCGGCGCGGCAGGTTCCAAGAACGGGCCGAGAATTTCGGCCAGCTCGCGGACAACCGCAATGAAGGGCTTCAGTGCGTCGAGCCTCGCTCGGGTGATTCTTCCGGCCTTGATTTCGGAACGGAGATCCTCGGCGAGAGATTTGACCTCCTCAACTTTAGCTTGGTCATTCATAGCCCAAGTAACGATGGAGACCTCCCACAACCGAATCTCTTTCAGGTGCCGGACACCGGTATCACTGTCAAAGTCGAAAGCAACCGCGTCGTAGCCGATGGACAGTTCAGTCAGAACGCCATCTCTCAAAAGCGTCCGAATATCGCGGCCCATTGATGTGTCGCTGATTTTGCCCCGGATGAAAAGACCTTTTCCGTCCTCGCGCAGTTCAAGCGGCTTGCCAACAGGGAGCCAGCAATCGTTGTGCAGCGCGAGGATTTTGATGCGGTCAAAATCCTCTCTGATGGTCTTGGAGAACGCGCCTTTCTCGATGATGTCATCACCGCTGTCCCTGTTTCCAAAGACTGCGGCATACCCAGAGAACTCGCCACTCTCATCAGAGCTTTCCAGTTCAAACTTGAACGCTTTGTACTCACGTGTAGAGGCTTTCGGCTCCGGCGTTACACCGGCAGCTCGTTTTCCCTTAATTGCCATACGGGTTTCCTCCTTTCCTCAGAGATTAGGGCATCTTAAAAACCGCCGTATGTCAGATAACACCGGCAGTTGATAAGCTCCTCAGGGCGAGGGTCCTGCGGGTCTCTCGGGAATCGGAGACCATTAGAGAACTTGGCGTCAATCGCCACTGTCTCGCCGTCAAGTATGACGTGGTTTGGGCCACGAGAACCATCGCGTGGATTTTTCTGCGGCCTGTGGTGCCACGTCTTTGTTTTAGCGCCCGCCGACTTCATCATGTCGAATTGGCCGGTAGCAAGCGCGGTCATGGTTTCTTGCCGTGCGATGATTTTCACACGCGCAGCGGATGCGTCTTTCATCTCGTCTTGGATGGCTTTCCGCAGCGTGTGCTGGCTGACGCCATCCGACACACAGCGGACCACAATATCCGAGATTTTGCGCTGGGTAGTTTGCTCAATGCCAACAATGCGTCGAGCGCCATTCACTTTGGCCGATGACACGAATTCCGGCCTCTCCTCAACAGACAGGCCGTAAATGCTCTCACTGATGTCAGCGCCTTCATCATAAGTCCGCTTCCACAGCGGGTTAAACAGGTTCGCCAACTTTTCAGCCTCAGCGTTCCAGTCAAGCAGCCCTGACGCGATGGCATCGGCAAGCCGCTGCTGCTCGATCTCCGGCAGCATCTCCCAAAGCTCAGGGTCGAAAGTGCCATCAGGAAGCAGATAATCCGCCAAAGACGATAGCGCATCAGGAACATCTGCCTTTTCAGTCAACCCGAGAGCGGCAGAGATGGCAGCTTCCTGCCCAGCAAAATGCTTGGTAATAGCCGCCTCGAACAGTCTGGAATTCTCTCGGACTGCCGCAGCCTCACGCCTGAGAAGGGCAGTGGGGTTCATACGGCGGTCTTTTTTCTCTCCGTGCTCGGGAATGTCCACGGCAGCCATGTCTTCCTGCAACAGCGTTTGTGAGACCTCTGCGGGGTCATCCGTTTCGCTCAGAAACAGGTCGTTGATGGAAACCTTGAACACGTTTCCACCCTCGGTATCAGGAAGGTCGAGCAATCCTCGGGCCTCATTCTTGGTGAGCAGTCCCGCATTGTAGGCTTCAAGGGCTTTCGCTTTATTGAAGTCTTGGTCGTAAGGAACAACGGGGTCATAGCGCCACACCAGTCCGTCTCCGAACAGTGGGAGGAGCTGCTTGTTGATGGCCTCCTCACGCGCCCGGATGCGCGGCATGAGCACGTTTTTGGCGTAGATGTATTGCGCAGCGTCAGCCGTAGAACGGTTACTGTTTTCGGTGATACCCATGATTTCTCTCGGCACCCCGAAATGTTCCAGCACGGCATCACGCATGGCGGTGCGGCTCTCAATAAAGCCAAGGTTTTTACCATCGCTGCTCCCCAGCTCCTTGACATCTACGTTCCCTGACAAAGCTGCTGCGCGGTGGCTGTTCTCAACGCCTTTATGCTTCTGATTCCAGCGGGCCAGAAATGCGTCCCGCTGGTCAGGTGTAGCGTCCGGCATAAGAAACACTACCGGAGGCGTGGCGTCATTGTAGAAAAACCGCTTTTGGAACTGAGCGGCGTACTCGTCAATTTCCACTTCGTCCGCGATGCTTTCAGCGATACCGAGGCCCCGCATGAACGGGTCGAGCGGATTTAGCTGCTTCATCACGAACATATCGTCCACCGGAACGGTCATGGTCAGGCCGCCGGGAGACGTAATCATATAGCTGGGATTACCCAGATACGGCGTCATCTTGACCCAGTGCGGAGGGACGTTCCACAGCTCGATGGGGCGGTTAAGTTCGTCCCGCTCGATGAGGAAGAAGCTCTCGCCGACGAGCATCAGGTAGATTTCGTGAAGCCGCCATACAGCGGAACTTGTCATCTCATAGAGCGGGTTGGGCTGCTCCATGAAGTCGAGGAACCGATGCTTCGTGATTTCAGTCTCTGAGCCGTCCGGGTTCACACGCAGCAGCTTACCGCCAACATTGGCGATGTCGCTTGCGATGCGGTCCACGACCGCAAGCCGGGGGCTTTTCGAGAACATATCCAGCCATTCGGCTGTGTTCATAGAGGGCGGTCGCGCCCAACGGGAGACGAAACTGTCGCGGGCAGAACTCATGTACTCGTCCCGCACTTTTCGTCTCGTGATTTCGATGTTAAAGATTCTCATATTTCACCTCAACTGAAGGAGAAGCCGAACTCCGGCTTAGAGTTTTCCAGCTCTAAATAGGCGTTGGCCGAGGCGTCCACCATATCTTTGAGCTTACCGACCGGGAAGTTTTCAAGCTGCCGAAAGTAATCGTCGTTCCACTCGGCTATCTTGACGTCCACGTTGCCGGCCAGCCATTGAGAGGAGAACGGTTCTGCCCGCGTTACCTTATCTCCGCTTTCGAGCGAAGTGGTTACAGTAAAACCGCCAAGCATCCGCACGAAACTCTGGGCTTGGTCTTTGCCGGCCTGCCCGGGGTCCTGCGGCAACCTGACGGTCACGTTTCCATATAGAGCGTTATCACTTTGGGCGGTGTTAAGGATGAGCTTACGCACATCCGCACCATTTTCTCGGACGTTTATCACATCCGCAACAAAAATACGGCCATTTCTCCGCTTTCCGAGAAGAACGCCGGCTGTGTACGCGCTGCTGTCGCTGCGGCTGTTCTTACGGAGTGCTTGCGGCAAGCCGTCAAGCTCGTCGGCTTCTTCCGGGGACGTAGCGGCCAAGTCCCACGCACGAACCCATCGAACGACGTCGGTCGGGGTGGCGTGGAACATCTGACCAATCTTGGACCGCTTGAAGTAGTGGCCCGCAGACCTGCGGATTTTCCAGTTGCCGTTTAAGAGCTGCTCTTGATCGAACTCAGACATGGCTCTCAGAGCACCCATGTAGCCGGGGTCGTGTTTCATCATAGCCTTGTTGTCAGACAGCTTGGCACTGATGAAGGAAACGGATTTCACGTCCTCCTGGTCTTCCGGAGTGTAGAGGTTGAACGTCTCATACAGTTCCTGCGGGGTATCGGCCCAGTGAAGGATGTTGTTTCGCCGCACGAAGTACCGCAGCTTTCCGCACCGGCTCTCGTCAGCATAACCCGTTTCGGGGTCAATCCACCAGTCGATGAACTTCGCCACCCAGCTTTCCCCGTCAGGGTTGCAGGTAGCGCGAATGTAGGGCTTAACCCCGCAGGTAGAACGGTTTCGGGAGAACATATAGAAAAACTGGCTCTCTGTGAAGTGGACGAGTTCGTCAAACATCAAGAGCGGGATCTGAGAACCTTGCCAGTTGTACTTCTCCTTCTCGTAGAACATATGGGCGAACGTGACCTTCGCGCCGGATTGAAACCTCCATTGCACATTCGGGGTCAAAACGCTCGTCGCTCCGAGGTAAGGGTAAATCTCTTGGCTTGTGGCGTACAAGCCGCCGGCGCTCATAATCTGAGGCCGGGATTGCCGGAATATCACGGCCTCGAACAGCTTGTTGTCGATGTGCCGCAGGCATTCCAGCAAAAGCGCGTATGTCTTGCCGCCGCCCGCAGCTCCGCCGTAAATGCAGATGTCAGCAGGAGACCGCAAGAAAAGTTCCTGCTTGCCCTGCTGCGGACGAATGATGATGGGCTTGTTTTCAGGCTCACTCTTTCTTCTTGCCATTATCACCAACCTCCGAATCTCTTTCAGGCAGATAGATTTGGACCTGCGGCTGAACAGAAATCGGCCCGCCGGTGATTTTAGCCTCGACAGCCTTCCTGTCATTGAAGAAGTCGCCGCCGTAAACCTTCAGGGCGTAGATAATGGCGGTGGTGTCGCCATTTACAACCCGCTCCATCAGCTTGTTCTGGCACATTGCCACAACGGAAAGACGGCCCGAATCAATGGCCTTCTTCAGAGCGGGGTGCTCCTTTTGGAGCTTTTGCAGGGTTCGTCGCGTGATGTCAAACGCGCTTGCGATTTCTTCCATCGACTTACCCTGCATTGACAGGGATTGTACAATGGCGAGGTTATTTTCGACCTCGCCAGCTTCTATCCACTGCTCGAACAGGTCCTTTCTTTTCTTCTCATTAGCCATACCTCTCCGCTACCTTTTCGATCAGGGCGGTCATCAGACCCACGTGCTTGTTGTGCTTAAAACCGCCGGGGTACTCGATGTTCAGCTCTTTTTCAAGGTATTCCTCGTAGACTTCACGCGGGAGCTGCTTCGGCCTCGTACAAGCGCAGTAGATGTAACCTGCGTTGCAAGCGAGGACGCCAACCTCCTCAAAATAGTTTTCGAGGAGAGAAACGTAGCTCTCACGTGTATGGAACTTCTGCTTGAATACGATGCCGTTCGTCACACCCAGCGTGTAGTTCTTATCATCCAGATACCAGAGACAGTCCCCCGCGCCGGCAGACAGCTTTGTCTTGTCGTAAGCCTTCTCCACATAGGCAAGGTTGCGGGTACACGTAACCAGCGTACCTTCTGCTTTCAGAACGGCGTTGCAAGCGGTGAGGACAGCCTTCTCGAACTCATCGTCCACGACGGAATTGATGACGGCCTCCAAGACACAGTAGTCAAACAGGCCGCGTGATCTGACCGCCCGCTCCGCATCGAGGATATTGGCGATGATGCCTTTCATGTCCAGCTTGTTCGCGCCCTTCACCATCAAAGAAGGCTCATAGGCGTGAATGTCGTAGCCCTTGGACTTCAGCAGCTTGACGTAGGCCATTCGGCCAGCCCCAATGTCGATAATGCTGTCAGATTTCTGCAAGCGGGGAATCAGGTATTTCTCGTACAGGACGGAAGAATTAGACTGCCGGCCATCTGTACTCAGGCGTTTCGGCTGGGCGAGGAACTGGTGGTAGGTCTGAACACCGAGGTTGTCGAAGTTGTACTTGCCGTACTCGACGCCCATGCACTCCAAAAACTCCGGCACATCCTCATTGCGAATGGCATAGCACAGAACGCCATAGCCCAGCTTCTTGGAGCAGTAGGCATACTCGGAATTGAGGATGACGTTGCCGTCGCCGTCGGTGACGATGCTACCCCACTCACCGTAACGTGACATCAGCTTGGTAATTTCGGAACAGATGAGCACGTTCTTCGGTTCGCTCTCAATTTTGATTTTGTCGGACGGGCAGTAGTGATAGCCGCCCACGGTGAACTCCTCAACGCGGACAGTGGTTTTGCTCGTCTCAATCGAGTTGTGCATGAGGTTGAACAGAATCTCGTCCTGCAAATTCGGGCTATTGATTCTGATACAGGGCAGATATTCCAGCCCGATTGCGGTCGCCGCCTTTTTACGCTGGTGGCCGGCGGTGATGACGTTGTTCGAGGCGTTGACAATCAGAGGCTTCACCATGCCGAATCGACGGATGCTGTGCTGCAACGCCTCTAACGCCTCCGGCGTAATAGAGCGAGGGTTGTATTCAGACCCCGTAACCTCGTCGATGGGTACTTTTTCCACGAAGTCAATCACGATTCTCAACTCCTTTCAGCAGGTAATCAGCAAAGCTGCCGGACAAGATAGCGCCGGAATCAATGTACTCCTGATACTTCTCGTTCAGCCGGTCCAGCTCTACCTGCGAAATGAAGAAAGACACGTCGCCGAATCGGAATTGGCAGAACGGCAGGACCGCTCTCGATTCCTTTTTCTTCGGCTCCACGTCTTCCGTTTCTTGCGGGATTTCGATATTTGTCCCTTCCGGGGTAACATCTGCGGTGAAATTGTGTACCGGAGCGGCGTCATCCCGCGCAGCTTCTTGTGCTTCAGGAATACTCGGTTCAATTTCATCATCTACGCCTCCAACTACATCAGGGCTGTGGATTGTGCTCACCTGCGGCTTTTTCTGCTTCGGCTTGTCGTTCACGCCCATAAAATTGAAAGCGGGAATTTTAATCTCGGCCTGTTCAGGCTCAATGTCAAAGACCTCTGCGCTCAACTCAAAACGGTCGAGCAGGAGCTGGTTCTTTTCCAGCGTGAGGTCAACCCGAGACAGCTCAGATTTCAGCTTCTCGAAATCCCAGTCGCTGTACTCGCTGGTCTTGTTATCCACCAGCCGGAACAGGTTGATCTGCTCCTCGGTCAACTCGTCCGCGATGATACACGGGACTGTCTGAATACCCATCTCCCGGCAAGCTCGCACACGGGTGTGGCCGCACACGATGGTGTAGTTCATGTCCACAACGACGGGGAACAGGAAGCCGAAACGCTCAATGCTGTATTTTACCTTCTCGACGGCGAGGTCATTGTTGCGCGGGTTGTTCTCATATTCCCGCAGCCGAGAAGTAGAAATCTCTCTGATATTCATTCCTCTTTACCTCCCGTCAGGAACAGAACAAACCCCAGATAGGTTTTGTTTCTGCTGATATAGTCATCGTAGACCGCTTTCAACCGGTTGTACTCGTCCTCCGTAAGCGGCAGCTCGTTGTTGCCGAAGATGAGGCACTTGTGTTCGGTGAAGAATTTGCGATCGCGGTTGGGGGTAAAGAACGTGGTTTTGAAGTTCGAGCCGATACCGCTCAGCTCCTGATGGAGCTTGCCGACGTCCCACGTAGAATACTCGTGGCTCTTGTTGTCCACGATACGGGCCAGCTTTGCATCTTCCTCGGACAGATTTTGGACGATACAGGGAACTTCCTCCATGCCGAGCCGCTTTGCGGCTTTAAGGCGGGTGTGACCCGAAATGATGACGTTGTTGACGTCAATGGTGATTGGGTTAAGAAACCCGAATTCTTGGATGCTGTCGGCGACTTTCGCCACGCCGGCATCATTTCGACGGGCGTTTCCCTCATACTCGATGAGTTCATCTACCCGTTTGTAGACTATCTCCATGTCTTGTCCTCCTTGTTCTGGGCATAAAAAAAGGGAGCCTCCACACAAAAACGGAAGGCTCCCTGATTTCACCTATTCAATTTCCGTTAATACAGCCCCCACTCCGCGAAAGCCTCAAAGCCTCCGACGGACTGGATGTGATGACGAGCGATCTCCACGATTTCCTCGTAGGGCTTGCCGTCAATGGTGTCATCCCCGATGGCGCAGCACAACTCGACAGGCTTGCCGGTCTCCTGCGCTTTCAGGAAAGCGTAGATGTTGACGGACACGTCCGCTTTGGACAGGTCCTTGCCATGCAGCCCGCCGCCGGTGACGGAATCGGCCATATCGGAGCCGAGCTTGCGGTTGGTTGCGCCGGTGTCCACGTCGGTGCCGCCGGTCCAGTCGCCCAGCGGATTGATTTCCGCTGTCGGGTACAGCTTCTCGATGTCAGCCCTCGCAGCGTTGCTCTGGCAGATGATGAGCCGGCCATCGTCGAGGATGTACTTGCCATCAAACGGGTGGGCGGCATAGATGTCGCGGGCAATCGCGGCGAGCGTCTTCTGCTCATCCGTGAGCGGGACGCCCTTGAAGATGCCATTGTCGCCGCAGCGGAACCCCTCGCTCTGATTGTCTGCGAGGTGAGCGTCCTGCGGGACGATGGTCAGGTCAATCTGGATAAAACCAGCGATGCGGCGAATGGCATTGTGGATGGCCCTGACCGCCTCCGGCATGAGCAGCGGAGCAGAAGTCTCAACGATGACGTGGCATACGCCATGCCCGATGAGGACCTCCACGGCGATCTTCGGGTCGGGCTGGACCTGATAGGCCAGGTCCACAATCGCACCGGCGATGCGGTCAGCAATCTTGTCCGGGTGGGACGGGTTTACTTTCTCAATCATCGTA